GAAAGGGTGGAAAGAGTATGAGTATTTTAACAAAAAGAATTAATGAAGGTCTGGAAGGTAAATTTCAAGGTTTAGCCAATGGATTCAAAGATTTAAACAAGTACACTTTTGGTGTTCAACGTGGAACTTACTATCTAATAGGTGGTTCTTCAGGTACTTATAAGACAACTTTGTTGGATTATATAGTAAGAAATGCTATGAAGTCTGCTAGTGATAATAACATTGAATGCAATGTCTTTTATTATTCCTTTGAGATTGATAAATTAACTAAGATGTGCAATTGGGTATCATCTTTTGTTTATCAGTTACATGGAGTAGTAATACCACCAGAGAAAATTAAAGGTCTTGGAGACTACAGATTAACACCTCAAGAAGTAGCAGTTATAGAACCTATCATAACAATGGTAGAAGAAATGGCAGACAAAATTCATTTTAGATTTGAGTCTACTAATCCAACTGGTATCTTTAATGAGCTGTGGAAATTTGCAAGTCTTCATGGTGAAATCCAGTATGAGGAGTATAAAGATCATGAAGGTAATCCTAAACAAAGAATATGTGGTTATAAACCAAACAACCCATATGCTTATAATATAGTAGCCTTAGACCATTTATACTTATTAAAAAAAGAAAGAGGATTTCAAACTAAGGAAGTAATGGATAAAATGAGTGAATATTTTGTTATATTGCGTAATATTTTTGGTTTTACACCAATTATACTACAGCAATTTAATCAAGGACTTAGTTCTGTAGATAGACAAAAATTCAAAGGTGTTGACTTATCTCCTTCACAAGGTGATTTTAAAGACACGACTAACCCTTATCAGGATAACCATACAAGGTTTTGTAGTTAGTAATTAATTTTGTATATTTGCAATATGAAAACTACAAAATATAATTATGATTTAGTAAAATCTTTGCATGAACAAGGTTTAACTAATGGAGAAATTAAAAAATTAACAGATTACAGTTTTGAAGCTTTAAGATATATTAGAAATAAATTAAATATTCCTACTAAAACATATCGTGAAATAAATTTAACAGAAAATGAAGAGCAGATTATATTAGGTTCTTTATTAGGTGATGGTACAATTATTAAACAACATCGTTATCCAATGTTTACATTTTCACATTCTCTTAAACAAGAAAGATATGCTTTATGGAAATATGAATTTCTAAAAACTTTACCTTTTACTTATAAATATTATGACCAACTTGATAAAAGAAGTGGTAATATTACTAAAGTAGTAAAAGTATACAGTAGAACTAATCCTTTATATAATTATTATAAAGAAATGTTTTACAGTACTGGTAAAAAAGAAGTTACAGCTGAAATTGTTAATAAACTAAAACCTTTAGGAATAGCAATATGGTTTCAAGACGATGGTTTTAATCATCAAAGTGGTTACTATATTGCAACTAACAGTTTTTCATTAGAATCTTGTAATATTATTAAAAATTATTTTAAAGAAGTTTATAATATAAATTGCAATGTTGATAAAGAACATAGGATTTATATTTTAAAAGAATCTTGTAAAAAGTTTGAAGATATTATAAGACCTTTTATGCATAAAGATTTACTTTACAAATTAAAAAGCGTCCTGAATAAACAAGGTGAATTGCTGGGAAGTCCTACTATTGAGATAGTGAATGAGGATAATCAGCAGCCAAGCTTAGCTAGTAATAGCTTTGAAGGTTCAACGACTAATAGCCGAGTCCTAAATAAGGACAGTAATGCTAACACGAGTGCCTTGCCTTTTAATATAGATTCTGAAGGTTTTGTAACAACTAATTATAATGATATAGTTGTTAAATGGAAACCTATAAAAAGTATTGATTATTAAAAGTGATGATATAGTCTGAACTATATAGTAATATATAGATTTACAGGATAAAGAGCCTGTAAGATAACAAGATGGCTGACATAGTTATGGGTTTAATGTGTCCTTATAAATTAGACATGGACACTTCCCTTGGCTATGATCTTAGTAAACTTAAAGACAAAATGCTTATGCTTAAGATAATCAAGAACAGATTATCAAGAGATGGTATAGCAAAAGGTCTTTATGTTAAACCTGAATCTGGTAAATTCTTTGAATTACCACAACCAGACTCATTAGAAATAAACAATTATTACAATCAACAAATTTAAATTAAAAATTAAAAAAAATGACAAGAGAAATTTTTTATGTAGATGACATTAATGTAGCAGTAGCTTGCATTGAATTTGCAAAAACATTAGGTGTATCAGTATCTGATAACATCTATAACCTAGAAGAAGGTATGTATTTAACAACAGGTAGCAAGAAATTTGATGTAAATTGGATTAAAACTGCTGAATTTGCTAAAGATAAACAGCCTGGTGTTATCTCTAATTTATTAGAAGATAATGGTGTTGCAGATTTTATAAACAATCTAATTGATGCTTACACTCCTGAGAGTGATGAAGTAGATTTAGATGATGAGGAAGAAATTCCAACACCTAGTGTTGAAACTATTGTTGCATTATACAATAAAGTAAAAAGCCAAAAGAAATCTCCAAAGAATTATTTTATTGCTTTGAGAGTTGACAGTTGGATTGCTACTACTTCTGTTGAAGGTTCTTATGGGAATTTAGCATTAGTATACACAGCTGCACAATAATAACAATAAACAATATAAGCCTCTACTGTAAAAAGTAGGGGCTTTTATATTTTAAATATGGGAAAACTTAAATTAACAAATCATAGTCAAGAAATAAAAATATCTTTTCCAAAAGAACTTGCTTTCATATTTAAAGCATCTAAAGCTAGATGGTTTAAAAACTTGATTACTTTTAATCCTGATACAAAAGTACTTAGTGTTATAGTATCTGATTTAGATTGGTATGAATTTAGAAACTTATCTTTTGGAGATGTAAATAGATTTTCAACATCAGGAGCTAGAGATAGAAGAAAAAGTAATGTAATAGCAACTGGTTTTGTAGTTACTTATATTAGATATACTGATAGTAGTTACAATTACACTAATACATTAAATAATCTATCTTTCTTTATTAAAAAAGATAAAGGTTTCACTATGTGTGATGCACTTGAATTAGATTATGATTTATATCAAGATGATAATAATAGATTTTTGATTAAAGCAAGTATAGACTTAAGTGGAATAGCTATTAATTATGATTCTAATAATATTATAGAAAGTAAAACTAAATTATATCATGATATGAGAAATATTATAAATACACTTCCTAGTCATGATTTTAATGAAGCTATAAAAAAAGTAGATGAAATATTTTATTATAAAGGTATTGATAGTAATGTTATATCTTATATAACTAAAGAGAAATATGCTTATGCTATGTACAATTTAATTAGTATATCAACAGCTTCTTTATCTAGGACTATGAGTATTGGTAAATTCTTTAAAGATCATTTTCCTGATATACCAGAAGCTAATATTAATGCTTTTATAGAGTATAATAAAATGCTGACAGCATATGATCCTAATTTATTTTCAATAGTTAGTGGTGAAGATATTAAAAAGTATTATAATCAAAAATATTACTTTAAAATGACTGGTGAGCTAGGTAATTCTTGTATGAGACAGGAAGAAAAACAGCATTATATGGATTTATATTCTAATAATTCTAACTTTAAACTGCTTATTATGAAAGCAGGTGAAGCTGATGCTATTATGGGCAGAGCATTGATAGTAACTACTATTGATTGTGAAGTAATTATGGATAGGATTTATACTGCAGATACTAAGATTATTAACTTGTTTCACAGATATGCTAAAGAAAATGGTATTATAAATATTTATGAGCATAGAAAACCTTATGGTAAAGAAAGAATTATATCTAGTATGAGTCCAGGTAATTGGATTAAAGTGTATGATAAAAACTATACAGTATCTTTAGAATGGTTACCAAGAGAAATTAGTGCTTTACTTCATAAAAAAGATAAATATATAGCAGCTATACATCAACATGCTAATATTAGTAGCTCTTACAATATTCCTTATATAGATAATTTTCAGTATTTGAATCCATTTACTATGCAAGCATCTGTAAATCCATTGAGTTTCTTTACTAATTGTGATTTAACAGATGAACTTATTGACACTGCAACTGTTTTATATCATAAAAATAAAGTATATGATCAAAGGTATGTTGAATTAAATCATGCAGGAAATCCAGTTCAAAAACCTGATGTAGTAACATTAGATGATAATAATCATACAACATTATCTACTAGCAATGCAGATAGTGTAGTATGGACTGCTGGTTCAGATACTGATGTTGATGAAGATGATGATGATTGGGATAATGACAATGATTGGGATGATTTAGAAGAAGAAGTAGTAGATAATCCTTATACTATATCAGCACAAGGTGTAGGTATAGCAAGTATGATTAGTGGTAATACTCCTTTAGGAATATATAATCAAATAACAACACAATCTATTATGCAAATGATAGAAGATGTAAGTATAAACAATCCAAGACCAGAACAAAATTTAATTTAAAAAAATGTTTAACGAAAAATTATTAATAGAAGTTTTAGGTTGGCAATCTGAATCTAACAAAGAACAGGAACAAATAGTTCCTACTTTAAATGCTTATTTGGAAGCTTTGAATCTTAGGATGAAAGGTAGTCTAACAATAGAGCCTGACAAACATGGTAATATATTTGTTACTAAAGGTAAAGCTAGTCTTTTCCCATGTATAGTAAGTCATCTAGATCAAGTTCATAAGTACGCTAAAGATAAAACCATATTTCAAAATGGAGATTATCTATTAGCTTTTGATGGACCAAAACAAGTAGGTACTGGTGGTGATGATTTAGTAGGTGTATTTATGTGCTTACAACTTTTAGAAGATTATAACTTTATTAAAGTTGCATTCTTTGTATCAGAAGAAGTAGGCTGTGTAGGTTCACGTGCTTGTGATTTATCATTTTTCAATGACTGTATGTTTATAGGTCAGGCTGACAGAAAAGGTAATGCAGATTTCATAAATTATTCAAATGGTGTGCAACTATTTGGAGAAGAATTTAGTACATTTGTATCTCCTGTTCTTAAAGACTACAACTATAAAGAGTGTCCTGGTGTTGCAACTGATGCTGGTGCATTATCTGCTAGAAATATAGGTATTGCTTGTTTTAACATATCTTGTGGTTACTATAATGCTCATACATCAAGTGAGTATGTATCTATTAATGATGTTCTAAATTGTTATAATACAATTTGTGATATTATTAGTAATTGTGACCAAAGATTTTTGTATACAAGACCTGCAATTACCTATGGGAGTAAAGTCAAAGAGAAGAAATCAGAACTCTATGAGATGCTATACGAAGGCTTTAAGAAAAGTACTCATTATATTAAATCTGATAAAATGTACTATGCTTATAGCAGAGCTTTAGATTATATTGTAGAATTAATTGAGCAGCATGATTTAGCTTTAGAAGAACATCCAGATTCTTATGAGTTTCCTCCTATTGAGATATGTCTTATAGATTTTATGGAGCAAACAAATGCAGATCTTGAAGATGCAAAACAATTTGCTGAAAGTTTTACACCAGCAAGTCAACCTAAACAATTAGATATGTTTACAACTCCTTCACCAGCAACATGTGCTCATAAAGATACTATGTTTGATACAGGAATGGAACAGACTTATTGTTTAGAATGTTTTCAATACATTGATGAAAAAGATGCTTATTACACAAATAACTTCTCAAGAAATGGGAGTTACTTTTAACAACAACAAATAAATAAAAACAAAAATGACAGAAGATGTAAGTTTTGAAGAGGTAGTAGCAAAACCAGCTACAGACCCAAATGATGAAATGAAAGCAGAGTACATTGCTTATATAAATGAGATTAAAGCAGGTAGATTCCCTTGTGATACAAGACAAGATTCTATTGATGCTATTAATACTATTTGTAAAGTATTAAATTTAACTACTGTTGTTCCAAAGACAGAGCTTCAAACTAGAGATGGTCAAAGAACACCTATTATTGTAGGTGGTACTGGTATTGATTTAGTTAAAAGCCAGTATCCTGGATTATATCCAGTATTAGTAGAACGAGTATTAGAATTAGCAGTTAAATTATGATCCAATTACCAACACAAAAGGTTGTAGCTACAAGAGCTAATCCTAAAAGGTTGGTTGTCTATTCAAAGCCTAAAGCTGGTAAAACATCAGCTTTAGCTTTATTAGATAATTGCCTATTACTTGACTTTGAGAAAGGTTCTGACTATGTTGATGCAATGAAGCTTAAAGTTGATAACTTACAAACTCTAAAAGAGATTGGTGCTGAGATTGTTAAAGCAGGTAAACCTTATAAGTATATTGCAGTAGATACTGTAACTGCATTAGAAGAAATGTGTTTAACTTATGCTAAGAGCCTTTATTTAGATACGCCAATGGGCAAGTCATTTGCAGGTGATAATGTACTTAAACTACCTAATGGTGCAGGTTATTTATATCTTAGAGAAGCATTCTTTAAGATTCTAGATTACATTGAAACATTAGTACCTGAAGATGGTAGTATTATTCTACTAGGTCATTTAAAAGATAAAATGATTGAGACTAATGGTAAAGAAGTTTCAGCTGTTGACCTAGATTTATCAGGTAAAATTAAAGCTTTAGTTTGTGCTAAAGCAGATGCTATTGGTTTATTGACTAGAAAAGGTAATCAAGTTATGTTGAATTTCAAAACTTCTGATGAGATTACTTGTGGTGCAAGACCAGAGCATTTAAAGAATCAAGAAATTATTCTAACTGAATCTACAGATGGGAATCTTGTAGCTTATTGGGATAAAGTATTTAAATAAAAACAACAATTAATAAATTAAAATTATGACTTTTGGAGGACAAGATGTTCAAGAAATTAGCAAACCTAAGTATGTAAGACCAGGTATTCACGAAGTAACAATAAAATCAGTTAAAGGTGAGCTTAATGCTAATGGTAATCCTACTATTACATTATCTCTACACTTAGTAGATGGTGAAGCTGATGCAACAACAGATATGCGTTTTTATCTATCAGAGAAAGCAGCAGAATCTACTTACAAGAAAATCAGACACATCTTTACTAAAGTAGTAAAAGATGCAGATTATCTTGCAGCTAAAGCAGAAAACATTGAAGAATTAGGTGAAGTTTATAACAATAAGCTTGCAGGTAATTCTTTGAGAATTAAATTTCGTGGTGAGGAATATCTTAAACAAGATGGTTCTGTAGGTATTAGATCTGTTATTGGTTATCCAGAATTTGCAGAAGCAATTCAGGAAGGTGCAGAATACCCTGTAGTACCTGTAACTAAAATGACATTTAATCCTACTGTTGACATCAAGAAAATGGCTAAATTACCAGATACTGATTTCTTTGCAACAGGAGGTACTAATGAGCTGCAGTTCTAGTTTTGGAGGTGTAGACGTTATTCACTTAACTAAAGATATGGTGCTCAGAAATGTTTCTGAGTACCAAATCTTTAAATTTTATTGTAAGAATTTTATTGATCTTAATAAACCATTCTGCTCAGATTTAAGGATGGATAAATATCCATCTTGCAGTATTAAAGCATACTCTAATGGTCTATATTACAAAGACTTTGGCACTAATGAAAGTTACAACTGTTTTGCATATGTACAATTCTACATGAGACAAAAATTTAATGAAGACCTAACTTATCACGAAGTACTAAAAGTAATTGCAAATGACTTTGGTTTTATTAAGAAAGTTCAAAACAAACAAATAATACCATCTTTAAATTATCTAGGATTACCTGATAAACAAGATAGACAAACTACTATTATTAGAATTAAAAAGAGAGATTGGAAAGAGTATGATATTTACTGGAATAAGTATCATATAGGTTTAGACCTTCTTAATTTTTATAATGTTGTTCCTGTAACTGATTACTGGATTAGCATTAAGAATAATGAGTTGCTAAATGTATATTCAGAAAGTTCTAATGACCCTGCTTATAGTTATGAGCATGGTAATGGTATGAGAAAACTACTTAGACCATTTGCTGAAAGGCAAAATAAATGGATAAGTAATATACCAAGAAATGTATTTAGTGGTTATAATCAACTAGATAAACAAGGTAAAGAGCTAATAGTCACTAAATCTTTAAAAGATTGTATGATTTGGCGTTTACTAGGTTATAATAGTATAGCACCACAAAGTGAGAATATTTTCTTAAATGAGAATCAATTTCAATTATTATCTATGAGATTTACAAATATCATAATCAACTATGATAATGATGAAGTAGGTTTAAATGCAATGAAGAAATTCTCTAAACAATTTGGTATAAAATCATTTATCATACCTGATAATATTAAAGATATTTCAGATTACATATCCACTAAGGGATATGATCAAACAAAACAATTAACAAAAAATTTTAAAAATTATTTATTATGAATACAGAAGTAACAACTATTAATATTTCTCAAAAAGAAGTAGCAGCAATGAGAGCATACAGAACAGATGTAAAAACAATGTCTGACCATTTTGGTATTACCATTAAAGAAATGCGTGATGTTTTAATTAAATTTGGTTTTGCTAAACCAACAAAGAATAGTGTTGATTATGTTATTAATCCAGTATTTGACTTTACTATCAATAGAGTTGAAAGCTTTAATGATATTGATGTAACAACACCTGCTGTAGGAGTTTATGACTCTACTGTTGATGCTGTTGTAGAAATGCCTACAGTATAAGTTTAACGACTTATGGATAAGTTAACAGAAACAATCCTTCAAGTCATTTATAGAAAAAGAGAGTCTTGTGATAGAGTAGCTAGTGAACTAGATACTTTTGACCAAGACCCTCTTGTTATAAGTTTTTATGAAGGTAAAGTAGAAGCATTTGATGAAATAATCAATCTTCTTACTAATAGTAAACAAGATGAGAGAACCAAACAGACGTAAGATTAAAAATAAGAATGAGTTATCTTCTGAAAAAGTAAAGGCTAAGCCTAATGTTAGAAGAATAGGTCATAATTATGAGAGGAAAATAGTTAAGGAGTTAAAAGAAATAGGGTTTATAACAGCATCTACAACAAGAGCAACAAGTAAAATTATGGATGATGCCAAGATAGATATTAATGGTATACCATATAATATACAGTGTAAATCTGTAAAAACTGGCTTGAATGTATTTAGTGTTTTAAATGATATGGAAGAATGTATTCCTAAAATGGTTCCAGAAAGAGATATTTATGTAAATGTGGTTTTCCATAAAAAAGAAAGTGAAGAAGTTATTGCTCTTAGAAAAGAGGATTTCTATTTACTTATAAGAAAACTGCTACAACATGGAATTATACTCAGAAAAAATAGCCCTAATTGATGCTGACTCTATAGTTTTTATAGCCCACTGGGACAGTGATAATAAAACCTATGATAAGCCATTAGAAGTTATAAAACAATCTATTGATAGTATAATTAGTTCTATACTGATTAATACTAAGGTTAATAAGTATTTAGGGTATGTAGGTTATACTAGAGCACAATTTAGATATGATGCATATCCTGAATATAAAGCCAATAGAAAAGATAGGGAGCCTCTCCCCTTTTACAAGGAGGCAAAACAGCATATGGTAGATCATTGGCAATTTATACCACTACATGGTATAGAAGCTGATGATGTAGTTAATATGATGAGAATTAAGATTGATGATTCATTTATATGTGCAATAGACAAAGATTTACTACAACTAGAGGGAACTCACTACAATTACAAAACTAATGAATGGGTTACAACTAGTAAACAAGAAGCTGATTTATTCTTTTGGAAATCTATGATTATTGGAGATTCAACAGATAATATAAAAGGCTTAGAAGGTAAAGGTAAAGCATTTGCTGACAAACTTCTTATTAATATTGATGATGAAGAATCTTTAAGAACTACAGTTTTTGAAGAGTACATTAATCAATATGGTGAATACAAGGGCATTGAAAAATTCTATCAGAATTATAAGTGTTTAAAGATTATGGATGGGGAGTATTTTGGTGATGAAGAACCTATTATCTTAGATGCAAATAATCTTGTAGTATGACGTTAGATGAAATTAAAAAGATTAAAACTAAAACAGTAGCATATTTACTGCCACTAGTAACACCTAGAAATGCTAAAATTACTGATTTTAAGGAAGAAGAGTTCTTTCCTAAATGTAATTTTATAAATGCTTTTAGGTATTGCGAAGAGTTTCCTGAATTAACTAAACATGTATTTGTATTATATAAATATAGTCCAATTGCAGGTTTTGAAGCTTATATGAATAAAATAAAAAGCAATTCTTGTTTTCATTCTTATATAGACTTTGATAAAGTTTCTGTTATGTTGATTTATGAAATACCTTTTGAATGCCTAAATACCTTAGCTTTATTTGATAAGGGTTCTTATTCTAAGTTTAGAGTAGAAGATAAAAAGAAGATTCTTGATTTTTATTCTGCTACATCTTCTGACAATTTTGGTCCATCTGGTGTTCTTTATAAAAAAGAATGGCGTAGGCTAGAAATTGAGAAACAGATTGGTATGCAGTTACCTCAAGATGCAGAGTTATCATCTATACCTGATGTACAAGAAGAAACCTATTATCTTAAGTATAAGGTAAATAATGAACAAGAGGTTATATAAGGATGTAATTCTTATATTTGTATAAATAAAAATATATGGCAAAAAACTATAATGCAAGGATTAATGTTGTATATGAGTTTCTTTGTGCAAAACCTGGTTACTTTAAGAAATCATATGACATTATCAGTCAATTAACTGGTGAGACAAATTCTGAAGTAATCAGGTTAGCAAAAGAATTATATCGTAATACAACTAAAAGTACAGCTACTAGATTAGAACCTTATTTAGATGGAAATCCAAATAATGTTTTAGTTATTGGTGACCCACATGAACCATTTACTCTTGATGGGTATATGGCTTTTTGTAGACAAGTGCAAGAAGATTATGATTGTGGTACTGTAGTACATATTGGTGATGCAGTTGATAATCATGCTGTTAGTTATCATGAGAAAGATCCTGAAGGTATGTCAGCAGGAGATGAGTTTAACTTAGCTTTGTTAAAAATGAAAGAATGGTATTACACATTTCCTACTGTAAAAGTTTGCATAGGAAATCATGATGCATTACCATTTAGAAAAGCTTTTACAGCAGGCTTACCTAAGACTTGGTTAAAAACTTATCAAGAGTTATTACAAAGTCCTTCTACATGGGAATGGAATTTTACACATGAAATTAATGGAGTAATTTATCAACATGGTACTGGGTTATCTGGAGAGTTAGCAGCTATTAATGCAGCTAGAGAAAACAGACAATCTACAGTAATTGGTCACTTACACACTGTATGTAATGTCAGATACTTAGCATCTTACAAAGATTTAATATTTGGTGTTTCAGTAGGTTGTGGAATAGACCATGAAAAATATGCATTTGCATATGGTAAACAAAATACAAGAAAGCCAGTAGTTGCTTGTTGTGTAGTATTAGATGGTAAACTGCCTATCAACATACCAATGAGCTTATAATAAAAAAATATACCTGTACCCTTGAGATAACCATTAAGATCGCAGGTTAATTCCAGATATAAAGGGGTAAGAAGTCTGGAATTTTTTATATATTTGCCACCCTTAAAAAATTTAAAAATGGAAATTGGATTAGAAACACTATCTAACGTGGTAGTCTTTAATAAGTATGCAAAATACTTACCACAACAAAAGAGACGAGAAACATATGATGAAATCATATTTAGATACCTACAAATGATGGTAGATAAGTATCCTGATTTATCTAATGATATTATGAGAAATGGTCAATATATTTTTGATAAAAAAGTATTACCATCAATGAGAGCACTGCAGTTTGCAGGCCCTGCTATTCAAAAAAATGAAGCTAGAATTTACAATTGTTGTTATTTACCTATTGATGATTACAGAGCTTTTGGTGAGATTATGTTCTTACTATTAGGTGGTACTGGAGTAGGTTACTCTGTACAATTTAAACACATTGAGAAATTACCTGAAATTCATAAGCCTGTTAAAAGCCAAAAGTTTTTAGTAGGTGATAGTATTGAAGGTTGGGCTGATGCTGTTAAACATTTAGTAGGTAGTTACCTTGGTTTTAGAAGTACTAAACCTAGATTTGACTTTAGTGATATTAGACACAAGGGTGCTAGATTAATTACTGCTGGTGGTAAAGCACCAGGACCTGAGCCACTTAAGAAATGTTTATTTGAATTAGAACAGATTCTTGATAGAAAAGAGATTGGTGAAAAACTATCTTCTGTTGAAGTTCATGACATAGTTTGTCATATTGCTGATGCAGTACTTGCAGGTGGTATTAGGAGAGCAGCTTTAATTAGCTTATTCTCTGCTGATGATGAGCAAATGCTTACTTGTAAGTTTGGTAATTGGTGGGAATTAAATCCACAACGTGGTAGAGCTAATAACTCTGCTGTACTTGTAAGACACAGAATAACTAAAGAGTTTTTTCTAGACTTATGGAGAAAGATTGAATTAAGTAATGCTGGTGAACCTGGTATTTACTTTACTAATAATCCTGATTGGGGTACTAACCCTTGTTGTGAAATTGCACTAAGACCTTATCAGTTTTGTAATCTATGTGAAGTTAATGTTTCTGATGTTACATCACAACAAGACTTAAATGAGAGAGTAACTGCAGCAACATTCTTTGGTACTCTACAAGCAGGGTTTACTGATTTTCATTATTTAAGACCTATTTGGAAAAAGACTACAGAAAAAGATGCTTTAGTTGGTATTGGTATGACAGGTATTGCTAGTATGGAAGTATTTAAATATGACCTTAAAGAAGCAGCTAATGAAGCTGAATTAACTAATATTGAAATATGCCAGACTATAGGTATCAATAGAGCAGCTAGAATTACTTGTGTTAAGCCAAGTGGTACTACAAGCTGTGTATTAGGTACTGCATCAGGTATTCATGCTTGGCATAATGATTTTTATATTAGAAGAATGCAAATGTCTAAATCAGAAGATTTGTATAAGTATTTATCTACTAATCATCCTAATCTAGTTAAAGATCATTTATTAATTCCTAATTCTGCAGTAGTAGAAATTCCTATTAAAGCACCTGCTGGTTCTGTAATAAGAACAGAAACTGCTCTAGATACATTAGAAAGAGTTAAGAAAGTATCTATGGACTGGATTAAACCAGGGCATATTCATGGTGATAATACACATAATGTATCTGCTACTATATCTATTGATAAAAATAGAATGTATGATGTAGACATTACAGATAGAGATTATCCTGATGTTTTATTAAGATACATTGTTAAAAAAGATGAGTGGGAAGTTGTAGGAGAATGGATGTGGGATAATAAAGAATTCTATAATGGGTTAAGCTGTCTTCCATTTGATGGTGGTAGCTATAGCCAAGCGCCTTTCGAAAATATAACAGAAGAAGAGTATAATGAGTTACTAAATAAATTAACTAATGTAGATTTATCTCAAATTATAGAAGAAGATGACATAATTAATTTTAATGATTCTGTAGCTTGTGGAGGAATAAGTTGTGAAATTATCTAAAACATATTCTAGGATTTGTCCTAATTGTAATAAAGAAATTATTTATAATTATTATAAATCTTATCATGGTGCTTTGACTAGAAATAGTATATGTAGAAGTTGTAGAACAACTATTGCAAATAAATCACCAAATAGAAAATGTAAAAAAGAAGATAACCCTTGTTGGAGAGGCTATAAAGATATTCCAGGAGCATTTCTAAAAGGATATAGAAGATCTGCTAAACTATCAGATAAAAAAGTTATTGAATTTACACTTGAAAACATTTATAATATTTGGGTTAAGCAAGATAAAAAATGTGCATTGACAAAAATTATTATAGGTTGGGGAGATGAAAATAATAATAAAAATTCTGCTAGTATAGATAGAATAAATAGCAACTTAGGTTATACTTTAGATAATATACAACTTGTACATAAAGATGTTAATCTTATGAAAAACAAATTTGACCAGCAGTATTTTATAGAAATGTGTATATTAATTGCTGAAAACAAAAAATTAAATAATAATGGATAATACTGTAGAATTATTAGGATTCTATGGCTCTGATGAGGTTATAGCTTGTTCAGCTTGGACAAGCACCTCAAGAGAGCTTACAGAAGAAAAGAAAGTTAGAATACCTGCATTGATTAATTACTTATGGAGTAATGGTCATGAAACACCTTTTGAGAAGGGTACAGTGCATTTCTTAGTGGATTGTGATATTGCATCCCATATACATTTATTAAAGCATAGGATGGCTTCTATTAACGCTGAATCAGCTAGGTATAAAGAACTGCAAGAAGATAAGTTTTATATCCCTGAAGATTGGAGTAATGCTGGAGATGGAGGATTAGTAGGTCAAGATTGGCAATTACTTTTAGAAGAATATACACAACAAGGTAATAAACTTTATCATCAATGTCTAGAAGAACTTACTCCTATACTTGGTAGAAAGAGAGCTAAAGAA